CCACGAACACCAAGTAGGTGAATTTGTAGTTTACATGCCTTGTGAGGAACATGACCCATCAATGGATGAGATGTTAAATGAGGCATATGAAGAATGGTTAAAAGGGCAAGAGAAATCTTGGGATAATTTATCACCTGAAGAACAATCTGAATTGTTAAAACAATTAGAACAAATGGGTGAAGAGGATGTGATATTTAAACGAGAGTTTATCAACACATCAGCTATTCGTTCAGCGGCAAAGCCCGATGAGGTTTCTTTTATGGATTCACCCAATACAAGGATTAGATACAAGTATGTAGGTCCACGAGATTCCAAAAATAGGGATTTTTGTAGGTTCTTGTTAGACATTGATAAGGTATACCGAAAAGAAGATATCAACAATATGTCATTGGCTGGACCTAATACAGGTTTCGGACCCGGCCCTAAAAACAATTTCTACAATATATTTTTGTATAAAGGTGGAAAGTATTGCAGACACAATTGGGAAGTAATCACTCAATTCTTTGAACCCAAGTTTGATAAGTGGGGTAGGTATGAAACCACCGATGTTCAGAGACCATTTGACTTACTAACAAACCCAGCAAGTGGTTTAGCTTTAATCGGTGGACAAGTTATAAATCCATCTGACATTGTGACATCTCGTTTCAGTAGACAAGAATTCGCAGACCAACAAATCATTGCGGGTCCTTTAATGATTCCCGATAAATTGATTGAAAGGTATGATGAGAAGGATGGTAAATACTATGTTTATTTTTCAGAGGAAACCATCAAGAAAATTGCATACAAGTTTATGCAAAAGAAGTATACCGATTCAACAAACATAGAACACGATTCCAATAAAACTTTTGATGATGTATTTGTTGTTGAGTCATGGATTGTGGCTGACCCAAAAAGGGATAAGTCCCTTATCTATTCAGGCGGTAAAGAATACGCTAAAGGAACTTGGTATGGAATGATGAAGGTCAAGAACAATCTACTTTGGAATGATTACATCAAGAGTGGTGAACTCAAAGGTTTTTCAGTTGAAGGCTTTTTCTTGGATGAATTACTGAATAAACAAAGTGGAAACTTTCAGTAATTTTAACGAAACCCCTTTGAGTTAGATATTTATATGGGTAGAGAATAAATAAAACTTAAACAAAGTTTTACTTTTTGGACTAAATAATTGCGATTATTAGTGATTAGTAAATGGGGTGAGTGAATTTATTTTAATTATATTTTATAAAAAATAATAGGATTCACAATGAATAGTATTAAAGAATTGGTTAAAAAACACTTTAACCTAATTGAAAAACAATCCTTTATGACAATTAAGACCGCAGACGGCGCACTCACATTAGAATATGATGGTGAAGCACTTGCTGAAGGTTTAGCAATATTTGTTGTAACGGAAGACGGCAATGTCGCTGCACCTGATGGAGAGCATATGCTTGAAGGTGGAGTAACTATCCGCACAAAAGATGGTAAAATTGAAGCAATCATGGAAACTACAATGGCTGTGGCCGATGTGGTAGAAGAGAAAATGGAAGCAACTCCTGAAGAGGTAGTTGAAGAAGTAGCTGATACAGTTAAAGAGGTAATTTCAGAAGAAGTTATTTCTGCTGTAACTGAAGCTGTTGCTGATGTTGTAGGCGAAATGATGAAAAAAATGGAAGAGAAGATGGTTAAGTATGATGAAAAAATGACTGCTTTAGAATCTAAATTCTCAACTTTCTCAGCTGCTCCTGCTGCCGAAAAGACTATCGTAGGTCACCCCTCAACTCGTACTGAATTTTCTAAATCATTAAATCAAGATTTAGTTGATAAATTCATTGCGATAAAAAATCAAAAAACTAATAATTAAAAAGGAAAAATATGGGATTTAATGTAGCTGCATTGTCAGACTTTAGCAACCAAACCGCCGGCGAATTGATGGTAAAATCTATCATGGTCGGTTCAACAATTGAATACGTCACTGTAAAAGAGGGCGTTAAATACAAAGAGCCAGTCAACTTGTTTGAAGTTGATTTGCAAATCGTAGACGGATACGGTTGTGTTACAACCGCAGCCGGTACTGCTTCTTTCACCCAGCGTGACCTTGAAGTTTGCCAATTATCATCATTTGATGGTCTTTGCTTACGCAACCTTGATAAGAAGTACCTTGGTGTTCTTCAGCCTGAAGGTTCATACAACGAAACATTTACTCTTGTTACTGAATACGCTGACCAAATCGTTCGTGGTTTCCAAAAGAACAACGACTCATTCATTTGGACCGCTAACACGGCTTCAGGTGCTTGTTCAAACGGATTGAATCAAATCCTTTCTTCAGCTACTACTGGCGTTGTAATTCCTAACTCAATCACAGGTTCTGCTGTTACTTCAGCTAACATCCTTACAACGATTGATACAATGTTAGAGAACCTTGCTAATGATGTTCAAGATAGAGAAGACTTAACTGTATTCATGTCAATCGCAAACTTCCGTAAGTATGTTGTTGCTCTTCGTACCTTAAACAACTTCTACTACGACCCATCTTCAGTTGAGAATCGTTTAAACACAATGGCTATGACATATCCATTCGTTCAAAACTTAACTGTTGTTGGAACAATCGGTCTTGCCGGTTCAGACCGCTTGGTTATGGGACCTGCTAAGCAAATCGTAGTTGGTGTTGACCTATTGTCGGATGTATCTAACTTCCAACTTTGGTACGATATCAATGGTGACCAATTGAAGCACCGCGTTGTAACAAAGCTTGGAGTACAGGTAGCTTATCCTGAATTCTGGGTTAGTAACAACAGATCGTAATTGTTGAATAAAAATAAAAAAGGACAAAAATGAGTACTACATGCGATATTGTTTCAGGGTTTACTCTGGGCTGCCGTGATAACACCGGTGGTTTAAAAAACATTTACATTTTGTCCGGCAGTATTAGTTCAACAAGTGGCACTGAAGGTTTGATTTCAACTATTAGTGGTTCAGGAACTTTCTACAAATTTGAGTTGAATCGTCAAACAGGTGATTTCACCGAGACAATCAACACATCAGTAGAAAACGGAACTGTCTTTTACGAACAAACCGTCAACGCACCATTCCACAAATTGCAATCTTCCACAAGAAACCAAGTCAAAACATTAGCTAGAAACCCAGATATCATAATGATTGTTGAAACAAACAACAATGCGAGTGGTACTGTGTTCTTCTTACTTGGACAAACTCGTGGACTTTCATTAAGTGGTGGACAAGCACAAACCGGAACAGCTTTCGGTGATTTACAAGGATATACTTTGACCTTCGTTGGTCAAGAGCCAGACCCAGCAAGCGCCCTTTCGGGTACTTCGTTGACTGCAGTCCTTTCAGGAATCACTGTAGGTTAATTTTTATATAATAGTAGTGGGGAGTTGTGGTTTCGCAGCTCCCTAACTACTATTTTTTTTGGATATACTAAATGATTTATTTATACGCATCTTCCTCAAATAACATCACCTTTATACCCTCTTCCTCAATTTCATCAGGAGAGAGTATAAGGGCTTTATTTGTTGATGGGTTTACCCAAGATTCATCATCTTTTATATTCGCAGCCACATCATCAGGAAATTGGGTAAAAGGTCAAGTAACACTTCCTACAAACCTACCACTTGAAGGTGGGACATATGATGTTACTTTTCAAAGTATTTTATCAGGCATTAGTCAAGTTTGGGGAACATCAACTCAAGTATGGGGAACATCTAATGTAGTGTGGTCAGTAGGAACAATAGATACATTTATCAATCAAGCGACTACAAAGGCATATGTTTCAGAAAGCGTTTCAAGAACTGAATTTTCTTCTACTAATGAAAATGCTGCTTATATAGTTTTTAACGGATAATATTATGGAAGAATTAAAAAGACATAAATTTAGTATCATACCCAAGTATGGTGAATTCTACTACCCTGATGGGTATGTGTTTGAAGATGACAAGGGTGATATTGTTTATTTTGGAGAGAACAACAAGTTCCCACAACAACTCATTGAACTGTATCAAAGGTCTTCAGTAAATGGTACGGCTATAAACGCTAAACACCAAGCCGTGGTTGGACAAGGATTAACAGGCATTGATGAATCTCTTTTAGAGAGAATAAACAAAGATGGTGAATCTTGGAATGATATTTTCAATAAGATAGCACTTGATAGAGTTATTTTTGGTGGGTTCGCATTAGAGATTATATGGAGTAACGATAGAACTAAAATTGCAGAAATTTACCATGTTGATTTCTCTTACATCAGAGCACACAAATCAGACCATAGAGGTCATGTGCCGGGCTATTATGTTTCAAAATACTTTGGTAAAAGAGTTGGTGTAGTTCCATTCAAAAAAGATATTCCTTATTTACCCACCTTTAGTAAGGTAGATAGAACGGCTCCATCTCAATTATTATACTTCAAACCCTATACTGCTGGTTTAGAGTATTACCCCCTACCCGATTACATGGGTGCATTTAAAACAATTCAGTTAGATGCTGAAGTGGATAATTTCCATACAAACAACATTAAAAACGGATTAGCTCCTTCTTTAGCCATCACAACATTTACTGATGCAAACGAAGAAGAAAGAGAATCAATTGAAAGACAATTAAGGGCTGCTTACGCAGGTTCAGATAACGCAGGTTCATTGATGTATATGGATGTTGCATCGCCAGACCAAGCCCCCATAATTACTCCTATACCACAAAATGGTGCTGATGGATACTATACAACAATAAACGATATGGTAACACAAAAAATCCTAACAGGTCATAGAATTACCTCACCTATGTTGTTGGGTATCAAAACCGAAGGTCAACTTGGTGGTAGACAAGAATTGTTGGATGCTTACGCACACTTCTTAACCACCGTGATTTATCCCATGCAATCAGACATCCTAAAAACTTTTGAAATGTTATTCAAAGTAAATGGTATTGATACAGTCCTTGGTGTAGAACAAATAAGATTATTTGAAGATGGTACTCAAGAGGTTGATGTTGTAACATCAGTAGAAGCAGAATCAGGTGAAAATTTAATTTTAGAAGAAAAATCTCAAGGAGGAATCTAATGGTAACTACCCTATTCATCAGCGAAAACAAACTAAAAGCGTTTTCTGATTTAAACCAATCAGTTGATGCTGATTTGTTAAAGAACGCAATTAGAGAAGCCCAAGATATTCATATCCAACAATACATTGGATATACCCTTTATCAGAAATTGATTAGTGATGTAAACTCAAATACATTGAGTGGAAACTA